GTCAAGCCAAATTGTAATGGCTCATGTTATTGGAGGTATTTTTGAAAGTATGGGGAATAATGTAAGCTATGTAAACACTGACTCACAAGCTGTGTATGAATCAATTCGTATAGGAGATGTATCTCTAGCGCATGAAGTTTGGGAATCAGCTTTTGGTAAATCATTCACTACAGCACTTGAAAAAGGTGGTATTACTGATTGGTGCTGATGATAATCAAGCTGCTGTAACCGTTCACGTATTCAAGGTGAGCGCAAGCAAGCAGGTGGTAATAAGTCTCTAGGTCAGTTCAATCTTGAAGGTATTCGCCCTGCTGCCCGAGGGCACAGATGTATTTAAAAAATGGTTATCAAAACAATTCAACTCTTGAACACGTTCAGGCATTGAAGGGTTTGACGTTAGTCGAGAGTTGGATCGTTGAAAGTGAGACACAAGATAAATCTAGAAAATATGGTCTTAATGTTCCTGTAGGAACTTGGATGGGTGCAGTTAAAGTTAACAATGAAGAAATATGGCAAGAATATGTTAAAACAAATAAAGTTAAAGGGTTCTCAATTGAAGGTTATTTTGCTGATAAAATGGAGTCACCTAAAGAAAAAGTTAAAGAAAATATGTCTGAAGATCAAAAATTAATTAATAAAATAATAAATATTTTAACTTTAGATAATGAGGCAAAACAATAATAAAAAAAACAAAAATTTTATACCTAGCAGAACAAGTCCTACAGGAGGTAGGAGAGCCTGTTTATGTTGGGATGAAAACACTTATTCTATATCGTGTTGTGATGGGTCTATAAGGGCACAAGGTATAGGAGTTATTACAAGAACATAAATTGAAAATGCAAAATTTAATTACTAATCCGTTATATATATAATATGAAATCAACAGAAATGATAAATCAAATTAAAACACTTCTAAATATCGAGGTAAAACTTGAAGATATGAAGTTAGAAAATGGCACTATGGTTAGTGCTGAATCCTTTGAAAAAGGAAAAGAAATTTTTATTCTTACAGATGACGAGCGTGTAGCAATGCCTGTAGGTGAGTATATGCTCGAAGATGGAAGACTTTTAGTTGTTGAAGAAGAAGGAATGATTGGAGATGTTAGAGATGTCTCGGATGAAGTGCCTTCAAAAGAAGATGAAGAAGGAAAAGAAATTACTTCTGACCTTGAAGAAGAAGAATATGAAGAAGAAGATAAAAAAATGGCAGATGAAGGAAACTATGTCACTAAAGATTCTTTTAGAGAAATGGAAGTTAAAATCCAAAACCTAGAAGATGCTATCTCTGATTTGAAAGGAGACAAAGAATCTAAAATGGAAGATGAAGTTGAAGAAGAAATGTCAATTGAAAAGCCTTTAAAATCAAGAACAGTAAAAGAAGAATTTGAAGCTGCTTCTAAACCAATTAAGCATAATCCTGAGGGAGAAAACAAAACAAAAAAAAGAATGGAATTTGCAAAAGGTAAATTCAACACAACAGCAATTGAAAGAGTATTAAACAAATTAAACAAATAAATCAATATGGGAACATTTAACTTTTTATCAAACGATGTGGAACGCAATCAAGTTTCACAAAAATCATTAACTGCATCGGTATCTGTACCTGCAGGAGATGCTGGTATTGACCATAATATAGCGACAGATGCTTTAGTGGTAAGTTTACCAAAAATTCATTCAGGAAATTTAGGAATGACTTACTTATTTAGAAACACAGGAGCAGATGGAAACAATATTATTACATTAAGTCCTCATTCAACTGATGGTTTTAATGGTAGTATAGCAAACGCTTCTGCTGATTCAGTAGCAAGTGGAGTTGTGAATAAAGATTGGATAAATACAAAAGCTTCGGCAAACAAAGGAGATTATGTTGTAATTAGAGCAGTAGCTTTAACACAATGGTACATCATCGGTGGTGTTGGAATCTGGGCATCAGAATCATAATATTAATTAAATAAAAAAAGAAAAATGAGTAATTTAAAAAACGTACAATTAGCAACTGCAACAAATATCACAACTTCGTATGCAGGCGAGTTTGCAGGTGAGTACATCGCCGCTGCTTTATTATCAGCATCAACAATTGATGACGGTGGTTTAACAGTTAAGGCAAACATCGCCTTTAAGGAAGTAATCAAAAAACTAGCAACAGGTTCTTTAGTGAGTCCTGCTTCTTGTGACTTTGTTCCTAATTCATCAGTAACACTTACTGAAAGAATTATACAGCCAGTTGAACTACAAGTTAATTTACAACTCTGTAAATATGACTTCGTAAATGACTGGGAAGCTCAGTCTATGGGATTCGGTTTAGGTCAATCTTTACCACCAAAATTTAGTGACTTTATGATTGCACACGTTGCAGCAGAAGTTGCTCAAAATACAGAGTTCTGTATATGGCAAGGAGACACAGCAGCAGCATCTAATAACTCATTTGATGGGTTTGAAAAACTAATCGCAGCTTCAGCAGCAGCAGGAGATATTCCAGCAGGTCAGCAAGTAGCAGCAGTTGGTGGTGGATTAAGTGCAGCAAATATTATTGCTGAATTATCGAAAGTAGTCGATGCTATTCCATCTTCATTATATGGTAAAGAAGATTTATTTATATATGTTGGAAGTGCAGCAGCTAAATTTTACGTTCAGGCGTTAGGAGGGTTTGCAGCAAATGGATTAGGAGCAAATGGTGTAAATGCACAAGGTACTCAATGGTGGAACAATGGTTCACTTACAGTAAATGGTGTTAAGCTTTTTGTTTGTCCCGGAATGTCAGCCGATAAGATGTATGCAGCACAAAGAAGTAACCTGTATTTCGGAACTGGTATCTTAAACGACACGAATGTTGTGAAGGTTTTAGATATGCAAGACCTCGATGCAAGTAACAATGTGCGTATGGTGATGCGTTTCACAAGTGCTGTGCAGTTTGGAATTGCTTCAGACTTAGTAGAATACGCTTAAAATTAATTAATCAATAAGAAATGGGTAGGTGGTTTATCTACTTACCCTTTTTTTTAAAATAAAATATAAAATTATGGCTT